TTCCTGATCGCAAGATTGGGAAGGAGGGTGAGCAAGGGTCTATAGCAAAGCGCTGGTTGAGGAGAACGAAGAAGAAATGTTGAAGGCAGGATAGAGTTCCGACTTTACTGGACGTCATGCTTGGTTGGAGCTTACTCAAACCGATATGGCTACGTATCATAAGAATGTTCGTGAATCCATTTATGGTGATGATAACATCTACAGTGTGCATGATGATTACAAAGAACAGTTTAATGGACTTACTGTGCAGGAGCATTTACGCCAGCGTGGTATGGTTTATACAGCAGCTAATAAAGTTGATGCCATGGTCAAATATGGCCCTATAACTGATTTTACTTTTCTTAAATGTGGATTTGAGAAACGGGATGGTCGTTGGTATAGTCTCATGTCTATGGACACTATAAATGAGTTGATTAATTGGATTCGTAAGTGCGATGATGAGGAGTTGGCGTGCGAGGATAATTGTAATGATGCCCTGCGTTTTATGTTCCAGTATGGTGAAGAGAAATTTGAGCGATTTCGTGTTAATATTCTTAATGCGTGTTTTGAACGTGGTCTGAACTTCCACCTTCATACTTATGCTTTTTACAAGCGAATGTATGATGTGCAGTTTGACCAGTAGTGCGTGTGTGTGTTGCCTTACTATAAACCTTTTTCTAAAGTGATATGGAGCAAAATACTACAGCAGTTAATCGTATGGGAACGGTGGTTCAGCAAACGGGTATCACTCGTTTGATTCCATCTACAGAGAAACCGGATGTTTCGTACGCTATTGCTAGACCGCATTTGGCGGAGGATTCGTTTACTTTGCAAACTTTGGTTGCGAAAGAGAATCAGGTCGCTAATTTTGTTTGGACATCAGCTGATACATTGCTTAAGGTTGAGAAGCTGCTCAAGATTCCGCAGGATTTGTTAACAACGAATGCGGTTAGTGGGCCGTTTGTGCTAGCTTCGTATGCGAGGCTTGGAGCACGAGTGCGTGTGCAGAGTTCAGGTATTGGACTTGCGCAGGGTGCGCTTATCGTTTACTATATGCCGTATACATCGCTTAATGCAATGAAGAATGACACAGGTGCAGCAGGGACCACACATTGGACAGACAATATGGTTACGCTCTCTTGCATGCAACATGCTATTTTGCAGGCGAACGGACCGGATTCGGTTGAGATCGAGATTGATTTTAAACAAGTTCGTGGCTATTTGCGATTGAATAATCCTGATGCCACTGATTTCATTGGTTATCTTGGAATCAGTGTTCTTGGAGTGTTGTCAGCTTCGGGAACTACAGGCATTCCTGTCAACGTATATTCACAGTTTGTGGATGCTGGTTATTTTATTCCAGCTCCATCAGGAGTCACGTTTCGAAGGATGAATGATAGCGCAGTTTCGCGTGATAGTTATTGGTTTAAAGCACCGCGGCGATGGTTGAAGAGACTTGCTGGCATTTCGGATGAAGCAGAGTTCGATCAAGGCGTTGGAGAGGCTGCGTTTGTTGGAGGACTTATTTCAAAGTTTCTTGGTGGAATGAATCCGAAGGAAATGCTTATGGATGGAATTAGTTCGCTTTTGGACAAGCCAGCTATGACGCAACAGGTGTTGCCGCAGGTGCGCCATTACGCTCCCATTCTTGGGAACGGGACTGGCGTGGATGTGGCTGATCGGTTTGACCTTTCACCGAGTTCGCAGAGTTTGTGTATGAAGGAACATTTTGGTTCGAAAGTTGACGAGATGAATCTGAAGCGAATTGCTTCGCGCCCGGCTATTTATGGTGCGTACAATTGGAATTCACAGGCAAATAATGTTATTCTTG